ATCCCGGTCCAGCGCTACGGCCACATCGCGGGCCTTGGCGTAGCCGGCCGAGTGCGAGGCCGCCCGGACTCGAACCTGTACGCCATGGTGCTCCTGCACCTCGCCGTCGGTGTGCGTGCGGCCCTGCTGCGTGCCCGCCGTATCGTAGACCGTGATCGCCGAGTCCGGCTTGTCCGGCTCGCCGGCCGCGAACACCGGCCAGCTTCCGCCCAGGGCCGGATCGGAGCCCACGCCGATCGCTATGAGTACGCGGCGCAGCACGTCGGCCGGCGAGTGGTCCAGGTTGCCGGGCATCTTACTTCTCGTCCTCCAACGCCGTGTACGCCGACGCCTTGAGGTTCCCCGTGTCGACGGGGACCAGCTCCTGCGAGGCCCGCTGCAGCCGCAAACCGGCGGCGTAGAGAGCCTTGCCCAGTAGCAAGCCGCTAGCTACACCCTGCGCGATCATCCGTCGCAGCTCCGGCCCCAGCTCGCGCGCCGGCTGCTCCAAGAACTTCGACTGACCGCGGCCGGGCGGGTCCCAGTAGTTGCCCCGCCCGCGCGGGCGCGGTTGCCCGCGGAGGGCCATCTCTAGGTTTTCGTGCACGTAGATTGCGTAGTGCGCCGTGTAGCCTACCGCCACCGACGGCCGGCCGTGCTTAGCGGCCAGCCGCTTGAGCTTCGCCTTTAGCGCCACGATCCCTTCGACCTTGGGCATCGTTCACTCCAACGTGGGCAGCGAATCCGACCGCCGCACCAGGTCCACCTGCCGGCGCACGTTGCGGTTCTTTACGTCCGGCGTCTCGCTGTAGCTCGTAACCGTGAACAAATCCACGAGCGGCGAGGGCAACGTCGCCAGCGCGCCCAACCAGAGCACGCTGCCGGGCAACACCTTCTGCCCGACCACGACCCGCGCATCGTAAGCCAGCGCGTTTTCCTGCGGGCTAAGCGGATCGCGCCGCCCCTCCTCCCAGCGTACGGCGATCTCGACGGCCGCCTTGACCTTGGCCTCGCCGTAGTCGTCGGCCACGGCCGTGCTCCGTTCCCAGAGTACCGCCTTCTGGTATCGCCAAGCTGATTCCAAGGCCGGCATCGTTGTCTAGTCCCTGTCCACGTAGTCGGTCTGCTCGCTGCGGGGCTTGCCTAGCCAGACAACCCCGATTTTCGATCCGCCCTTGTTGATCGCCGCCAAGCAGCGCGACGTGTCCAGCACCATCGCCGTCTGCCCGTATTGCGTGCTCTCCAAGTGCATCCCCGTTTGCCCCTGGAAACTGCCCGACGCTCCCTGCGTAGAGCGGCTGGTGTAAAGCGGGTCGGCGTGAGCATAAAAGTGAGCCGCCAGCCAGCGTTCGATCAGCTCCAGGAGCGTCGCCGAAAGCGTGGTTCCCCGCTTCGCGGCGCACGCGACCACCTCGTCGACCAGCGCCGTCGCCGTGTCGATGAACGCCGTCAGCGACGTAGCGCCGTCGTAGTTCTTATCCGTCACCAGGATCGCCGTCACGTTGGCCGATGTCGTGCGCGCCATGTTAAATCATCAACGTCGGGTTGCCGCGTCGCTTTAGCACGCCCGGCTTATCACACGACAGCTTGAGCGTCTGCCAGTTAATCTTCACGAGCGCCGTTTGCGGGCGTCCGTCCGGGCCGGCAATCGTCGTCTCGAACTTCCTAGTCGAGAACTTGCGCGGCCGGTTCTTAAACGCCAAAAACTGTCGCCTCATTGTGTTACCCACGACGTAACCATGCCGCTGCCTACAGCGAGCGCGGCGAGCACGAACCATTCGCCGATTTTTATCAGCGCCGAGTTGCCCACGCCCAGGCGCTCCAGCCGTAGGTTGATGGCGTGTAATTGCGAGTCGATCTTTTTAGCCATCTTGTCGTCGGCGTCGAAGTGGCGCTCCATCGCGTCGTTGAATCTCGACTGGTTGTGCTCTAATTGAGTCACACGCCACTCCAGCACGTCATCGTGCGGTTGCTGTTGCTTGACCATGTCCGACACACGGAAAACCCCTTATCGCCCACAGCAATAGCAGCGGGCTGGTTGAACGTAGACGGCCACGACGACGTAACACGCGGGTTGCGGCGGTCGGTTGTATAGCGGATAGTGCTACGACGCCGGCGGCTACTACGTCGGGTACTGTGCGACCGGCAAATGCCGCCGGTAGTCCGGCTGGTACACGCGCGGCGGGCCCCACGGCCCGGCCGAGACGGCGAGCGGGCACGCCGGAACCGATAGCAGCAGCGTGACGAGCAATAGCGTTCTTCTTTTCATGCAGCCCCCTTGATAATTCCCACGTTTACGAGCGCCGTGCGAATCTCGTTGAGCAGCGTAAAAATATCGGTAAAATTATCGCGCACCTGATCCAGCCCGACCGTATCGAATCCGCTCATATCGGAAAGCACTCCGTCGTAGACGCCCCCCGTATTATTGGTCAGTGCGGCCTGATTCGCGCCGGACGGTTGTACTATCGGCGTCGCGTTCCAAAACCCAATCTTTTGCGTCGTCGCGACTCCGATTTTCGTGCCAGTCGTCGTACCGACGATCACGTTAAACGCATCGACCAGCGTAAGGCCGGTCGCCGCGAACGTGGCCACGGTTGCCGGTAATCGGTCGGTCGTGCCCGCCCCGCCGGCGGCAACGGCTTGAATGAGTACGCTCGACGAGCCGCTGCCGGTCGCCGCGCCCGGTGCGAGGATCAGGTTGCCGCCGTTTTTGTCGGTCGCGCCGCTAGTCGCGCCTCCCGCTTGTACGGTTAGCGTATTCCCGGCCGTATTAGTTGTAGTATGCCGCTCCATCGCGATCGTGCGGGCGGCGCCGCCGCCGAGGCTTACAAACGCCGTTGCCGTAATATGGCCCCCCACCATGAAATTACCGTTCGTATCTAGCGCCGCGCGAGTCGCATTGTTCGAGCGAATTTCGAGAAGATGGTTGGAAAATGAACCGATCACTACACTATTGTTTCCCACACTTTGGGACACTCGGAAGACTCTTGTGCCGTCTCCAATGCGAGCAAATCCGGTCACATCGAGGTCGTCGGACGGCGCTGATGTGTTTACTCCTACCCGCTTATTTGTGCTGTCGAAAGAGGCGAATACCGTACCGTCTGATTTTGCGATCTTAATAGCCGTTACAGAATCAGTCGCCGGTTTAATAGCCGATCCACCTAGCAATTTCAGGCCCGCGGAGTCAAACCGTCCAAACTCGGTCGCGCCGTTGTTACCGCCTGAAAAGATAATCGCATCGCTGCTACCAGCGCCGGTCGTCGTTTTCAGCGTTAGTATGGAGTCGGATGCCGTACCGCCTATCACTATGGGACACCCGATGCTAGTCAACGTTGGTGTAAGCGTCCATTTCTGGCCCACCGATTCAGCAGCCGATGCGCAAAGAACGGAATTGTCCGCCCCTACGGCAAGCGTAGAAGGCGCACCGGAACCGTCGCCGGCAATAAGCGACCCCTTGGCCAGCGATTCGATCTCGCTGACCTCAAGGGTACTGCCGAGCGACCCGCCCCTGCGGATGATCATGTATACGCCTCCCCGTCGAGCGTCAACGGCGCGGTGCCGCTGGCGACGTAGACCCTCAAGGCGTCGGCGGTCTCCTGCAGCGGCGCGTTGGGGTTCGAGACGTACTCGCTGTCGGCCGCCACGTTGCGGTATGGCTCGACCGGCGTCGCCACCTTGCCCGTGACGAAAGCTAGGCGGAAGGCCGCCGATGTGCGCGCCGCCAAGCTAAACTGCTTGGTGCCCACCGGCAGCGTGATGACGTGCTCGGTGTTCGCCGTGGCGATCGTTTCGCTAAACAACGTGGGGGCTTTGAGTTGCACGGCCATGAGCCGCTTCCTCCTTCCCGCGTTAGAACTGTTTCGTTCGGGCTACGCCTTCGCCTTCGCCGGGCGGGGCGGCTCCTCGTAGACGCGCTGGAACTTCGGCCCCTCGTCGCCCTCGCGCAGGCGGACGTTGAACCGCTCCAGGTCCTTGTCGGTCTCGATCACCTCGCCCTTGCGGTACACGTGATCCTTGCGCCCGTGGCTCTTGTCGTCGCAGCCCGCCGGGCAATCGTCCACGTGGCAGCCCGCCATGATCCGGTACTTCATTTACTTCGCTCCCTTTGATCGTTTGAAAACAGGCCGGGGGCGCTCCCGCACCGTTAAGGACCGCGCCCCGGCCCGGCCGCGAACACCCACTACCAACAGGAGGGTTTCGTCGCCGCCGCGTTACGCGGTAGTCCCGTGCAGGATGCCGCAGTTGCCCGCATAATCCGAGCGAATCTGCGGCACCTGGATCGCCATCACTTTAAAGTTCTTACGCATTCCGCCCACCGACTCCCACTGCACCGTCGTGATATCCATGCCGTTGACGGCGCGGGCCACGTCGGCCGTCATCTGAACCAGAACCATCGTATACGTCGAGGTCAGGAAGTCCAAGCGGCGCACGTCCTGGATGCCCTCGATCGCGCGCAGCCGGTCGCGCAGCGTCATGTTCGCGTTCGATCCGCCGAGCCGGGCGTAGTCGTTGTCCAACCATTGGTCCCAGTCGGTCGAGTGGTACACCATGAACGGACCGTAGAATTTGCCGCTGTTGTACAGCGTGTTGCGCATCGCCAGCACGTCGGCCACCGTCGCCTCCGGATTCGACCCGGTCGGTACGGTCATGTTTGTTTTTGTAAAGCGGTGCGGGTATGTCGTATACCCGTAGACCGTCGAGGCCCCCAAGGCCGCGCCGTGGCCGTCGTCGGCCGCGGCGGCGTCGTGGGCCGTTACGCCCGCCGTCTGCGCGCCGTAGGCTAGGCCGGAGAAACCACCGGATACGCCGATCGTCGTTTTCTCGATCGTCTCGGCCACCCGACGTCCGGCCGCCTCGGCCATCGTCGTGTCGAGCGGCGTGCCGGTGTTGCGCGACACAGCCAGCCGGCGCTCCGAGAACCAGAAATCGGAGTGGGTAATCGGCAGGGGCAGCGAGCGTAGCTTGAAGAGCGGCGAGTCGGCTCGCCCGTCCGTCAGGCCGTCGAAGTCCACCACGGCCTCGCCGGGGTCGCTCATGGCCTCGTACTCCAGCGTTAGCTTGGCCATGCCGTTGAAGCCGCCGAACGAGTTGGCCGCCGCGAGGTCGGCCCAGGCCCGCAGCCGCTGGCGGGCGGCGCGAAGCACCACCGAGTCCAGCTCGATCCACTCCTCCTTGCGCAGGCTGGTCGCGTTGACCACCGGCGGCAGCGGCCGGCCCGCGGCCGCTAGGTCGCGTACGAGCTGCTTGCGCCGGATCGGCGTCCGGACGCCCTTCTCGACCGTCCACTGGCCGGTGTTCACCACGACCGACGGACGGCCACGGTCGTCCAGGTACGGACGGTACAGGCCGGGGTCGAAGCCGTTGCCGACCGTATCAACGACGCCGCCGCCGTAACCGTGCCCCGCCGTCGGAATGAAGTTGTCCAAAAGAGGCATTGCGTTTCTCCTTTTCGTTGTCCGTCCAAACGGTTTTCGTTTTAGTGGCCCGACCACATACACCAGAGCAGCTTATCGGCCGTCGGGTCGGTGTACGCCTCCAGCGAGACGGCCACCTCGGTCTCCGGGCTGCCCGTCGTTTTGACCACCTTGCCCGTACCGTCGTCGACGATCATGATGTCGCCGAGCGCGATATCGTCCGCCGTACCCGCCGCGTTGGCGAACAGGAGGTTGACCTCGTCGCCGGGCAGCGGGCAGTAGAGAAAGCAGCGGTCCCCGGCCGCGTAAGCGTCGGTCGCCGTCTTGCCCTGGAACGAATCGGCCAGGAGCACCGCGAACGGGCCGGCCGGGCGATCGCCGTCGGCGTCGCGGTTGTAGACTTTCCAGGTGTGCCGACCGCCCTCCAGCGCCGCCGAAGGGTCGATCTGGAGGATGGTGCCCGGCTTGGGCGTCTCGCCCGCCGCGATCTTACCCTCCAGGAAGTTGCCCTTTGGGTTCGCCGTCACGATAATCTCGTTGCCGCGTGCCATATCAAAAGCCTCCTAAGTTGTTGCGCGGGGGTACGGGTACACTGGCCCACACGGCGGGCGACAAGCCCCCGTGCGCATCGGCAACCCCTACGCCGTTCGTGCCGTCTCGCGCCGCCGCGAAGCCGCCTCGGCGGCCCAGTTGATCGTCGGAATCTCCAGGATGTCGCCGTCGTCGTCCGCCGCGTTCTCCGTCGGTTCGCCGATCCCCAGACCGCTGTAGTCGGGAGGCGGCGCTTCGTTGCGCGCCGGGGCGGCGGCCGGGACCAACAGCGCCAGGTCGCGCAGCTCGTTTAGGGTCTTCTTACCCAGCTCGACGGTTAAGCGGCCGCGCGCCTTGCCGTCGGCGACGTTCGCCGTCAGCCGGCCGACCAGGGCTTGCTTCTCCCGCTTCTCTAAGGCCATCGCGTTGGCCACGGCCGTACGGATTTCGGCGGGCGCTTCGGCCAACCACTGCTCGGCCGACTTCGCGTTCGCCGCGGGCTTCTTTTCGTCTTCCTCGTCCTCTTCTTCGTCCATGTTCTCGGCGGGATTCTTCTTATCGTCCTCCTCTTCCTCCTTGGCCGCGATCTTCTCCTTGATAAATGCGGGCATCTCGTTGATCGACAGCGTCGCCGGCGGCTTGAGCGCTTCCTTCACCGCGTCGGCCACCGCCGCGTTCTCCGTCGCCTCCTTGTGCGCCTTGGCGACGGCCAAGAGCCGCTCGTCCGCCATCTCGTTGAGCACTTCGGCCCCGCCGCGCCAGCAGGCGCAGTTGGCCGTCAACTCGGTCACGATCGTCGCCCGCTGCTTCTCGTTCAAAATCATGTCTTGTTCTCCTGCGTTAACCGTCAAAAGGATTTTATTAGCGCTACCGTCATCACCCGTCGGACAAAAGGCATTGCCGGCGATGGCCCCGCCCATATTCTTGTAGATGTGCGTAACGGCGGCCCAATACGTCTCGCCGTCATAACCGCCCTTATCGGCCGCCTCCTTGGCCCGATCCCAGACAGCCTCGTCGGCGACCCAAGCGGCGGGGTTGCGCCCCTCGTCGGCTTGCAGCTTGGCGTCCGCGCCCAACTCGCGGTCGCGCTCGGTCAGGACCATCGCGCCGCGCTGTGCCGCGTCGTGCGGGTCGCCCTTGCCGGTTCCGCTGCCGTGGCGCTTAAACTTGCCGGTGTTCTGCGACTGGGGGTTGCCGTAGCGGCCGGCGTTTGCCTTTATATCCTTACACTTGTCACAGTGATCGGATTCGGGCTTGCCCTCGCACTCGGCGCAATGATGCTCGTGGTCGGCGTTGTTGACGCCGCAACCGTCGGCCACGGAACACGCGCCCTTCTGGTCGGGTAGCACGGCGAGATGATCGGGCGTCCAGCCGGCAACGACCGCCGTGTAGGGTCGGCCGTTCCAAGAGGCCCCGTTCTCGGCACGGCGGTCGTCGGTCATAAGGCCGGTCGACACCTCCTGGAGATCGCCGCGCTGAGCGCTGGCGAGGATCGCCGTACCGTTCTTGGCGTCGTAGTTCTTACAGGCCGCCACGTCGAACCAGCCGTCGACGCGCCGCCGGCCGTTCTCCAGGCGGTCGTTGGCTAGGAACCCTAGGCCCTGCTCGTCGAGCACGCCCGCGTCGTTAGCCGACACGTGCCCGCCGTCCGGCGACTGCGGGTGCCGGCCCGTGAGCGGAACGTCGTTCCAGGCCCCGACGTTGGCCGCGCAGACGCTCGCGGGATAGTAGAGCGGCCCCTTACTGCCATTCATCACGCCGCCGCCGGGCGGAAAGATCGTAATGGGCAAGACCAGGTACTCGCGTCCGTTTCTGATCCGTAGAGCCGGCTTCTCGCCGGCGGCGTTGGCCGCTACGTATTCCATACGAAGAATTAAAAACCGGCGGGACGGTAAAGAAAAGCCCGGCCGCGGCGGGTTTAAGAGAGAGGCTAAAAAGCTAGGACGTAGCCGTGGAAGCCCCTTGGATCAGGCGAACCCAGCGATATTTAATCGTACGCGCGTGCAGTTCGCAGATTATATCCTCGCCGCGCGGTCGTAACCGCTTGCGGATGTTCGAGAGATGGACCTGGATCGCCGACAGCTCGCTATATTCGTCCCATAAGAGGCTGTGCAGTTCGCGGCGATCGTGCGGCAGGCCGTCGCTTAGGAGGGCGAGGAATCGCTGCTCGGTGGGGGTAAAGTGGTCGCCGGCCATTTAGCGTTGTAGGAAAAATTAAACGCTGCGACGCCTGTCAAAATACTCCGCCGCAATACCGCTTTCCAAATTCACGAGAACGCCGAACTCCGGGTCTTCGGCCCTCGCCAGCGCAATTACGTCGTCCTTTACCTTGCGCTTGGCTATTAAATAACGGCGCGAGCGCCCTCTATCCCTATTGTCGCTATAGCCAGCGAAATAGTCCGGCATTACGGCGGCCACGGTTTTAACTACACGGTCGTAAAGACGACGGCGCGACCTCTCGGCGGCCGTAAACGTGATCACGTCCGGGTCATACTTCTTAACATAGGCCACGGTCGCGGCGATCACGTTTGAAAACACTTCGTGTGCGCCGCCCGCACCGGTGATTCCGAACGACCCTTCCTTATCCGAGAATCCGATCTCTACGATCGGCCGCCCGGTGTAATGTCCGTGCGGCGATGCGAAAATATTGTATTCCGCACCGCTCGAAGTGGTAAAGCGCAGCACGCGGTTGCCGTTTTTATTTAAGACCCAAGTCTTTTCCGGCAAGTCCTGGAACTGTTCCGCGTGCGAATCGTAAAAGTTCCGCAGCCATCGAACGCGGTCTTCGGCAATGGCGTCGCCGCGCTTGACGCTGTCGCGATGCTCCTCTCGCAGTATACTCTCTTCCTCCTCTACCGCCTCGTCAACGCGTTTATCAATATCGTCGCGATAAGACTGCAGCGCTGCGTCGAGATGCTCCGGGACGCCGTAATCCAAGCCGTTAAGGCGGTTGCGCAACTCGTCCACCGCGTCCGCGCCGTTCGCGTTGCTCTCGAGAAACCAGTTCTCGGCTTCTTCCAACAACTCGCTTGCGCGGTCCCCACCGTACTTTTTTATGAGTTTATCCATCTCCACGGCAACCGTGTTCTGATCCGCTACATATTCCACTACTGCGTTGCGATCTATGTCCGGCTCAAATTGATCCATATAATACGTTACTCTCTCCTCAAGATATTTCTCCAATTTACGAGCCTCCGCGACGGAGAGGTTTCTTTCGATGTCATCCGTATCCTCGCGATCTATCGACCCCCGTTGCACCATATCGGAAAACGAGATGCTGTTTGCCTTCTCGTGTATCTCTTTTGCAGCCTTATCCTTGCCGCTCGTCGGCGAGCACGTTGGATCGACTCCGCCCCCCGGTCCCGTAGGACAGAACACATTTGCCAGTAGGTTCGCCGCGACGGGTTCCAGCTCGCGTAGCTTCGCTAGCGCGGCCTTCTCGATCTGCCCGACGCGGGCGGGCGTGATCCCCAAGCGAGCGGCTATCTCGCGGTGCGTCTGCGCCTCGCCGCCGCCGAGGCCGTAGCTCGCGGAGAGAATATCGGCCGAGCGGGCGTCGAGCGACCGGAGAGATTCTCGCACTCGTGCCCTAGCTTCGTCGGCCGCGTGCGTGCCGCCGCTCGTGTCTTCGAGGTCTTGCTTCAGCTCGCCCGCCCTCGCCCGCCCCTTGCCCTGGCGTCGGACTTCGTTACGCTGCATGCCGCTAATCCATTGGTGGGCGTAGGTTACAAACTTGACGCCCTTGGATTCGTCGAATTTCTCGATAGCCCGGATTAGCCCGAGGTTGCCCTCCGAAATTAGGTCGTCGCGCAGGGCGGCGTCTCCCTTAGCGTATTTACGCGCCAGCTTGCGTACGAGGCCCTGGTTCTGTTCGACGACGCGCTCCATAGCCTCGCGGTCGCCGGCCTTGGCGGCGAGCACGTCCGCAGCGGACGAGCCAACCGCCGGCGAACAAGTCGGATCAACCCCGCCCCCTTCTCCCGTAGGACAGAAGACGTTTCCTAGCAACTCCCACGCCTTAGCGCCCTCCGCCGCGTTGCGCAGCACGCGGTCGAACCGAGCGTCGCCGCTTGCTTGGTTGAAGATTGACTTTGGTCGTCTACTTTTGATCTTAACCTCGTCGGCCCAGCCGTCATCGCCCCGCTCCGACGAGCGCTCGATGGCCGCCTCGATGGCGCGCCGCGTAGTCTTGCCCGCCGGCTCCTCGCCCACGTTCGCGGGCAACCAGGCGCACCGGCACTGCGGGTGGCGTGGGATCGGCGCCTTGCGGGCCTCGTCGAGCGAGAGTACGACGCCCTCCATCGGCTCACATAGATTGCAGACGCGGTCGTCCCCGGCCGTGGACCACTCGACCGCTACGCCGACCTCTTCGATACCCAGCGCGCCGAGTGCTTCCAACTGCCCTTCCGCGTGGGCGCGGATGACCTCGGTCCTGGCGATCGTCTCGGCCCGCTTCTCCGAAACGTCGAGCTGGCGCTCTAATTCCTTGGCGATCTCCCGCGGATGCTTGCCCGCGATCATGCCGTCGACCAGGACGCGCGCCGTGCGCGTCGCCATCTCGTCCGAGAGCCCCTTCAAGTCGGTATACGTCCGCGCCGCCAACGTCTTGACCTTGGCGACGGCGGCCGGGCGGTTAAACGAGCTGCGCAGGAACTGCTCGCGGGTACCCTCGTAGAAGTCAAGCCGGCCCTTGGACCCGGCCCTTCGCTTCCAGGCCGCGTTGGCGTCGTCGAACGCGCGGCCCGCACCCTTGCGGTATGTCTGCTCTATGTACCGCCGCCACCACTCGTCCTCGTCGTGGTCAAACAACAACCCGTGTACTTTCATCTGCGCGGCGAGCCATTTACGGAACGCTCTTAACTGCTCGGCCGAGGAATAGAACTTCCAGCGGGTATTGGTTGTTACGAGGCCAAACGCATCCTCCCGTACGATGAGCTCTCGCAGAGCCTTCTTGACCCCGGCGAAGCGCCGCCGAAGGTCGGCTACGAACGCGCGGCGCTCGCCGGCCGTTCGCGAGGGATCGGCGCGTAGGGGGTTGGGGCGGCCGGCGCGGGCGGCGTTCATCACTCGACCGCTGATCTTGAATGCGCTTAGGTCCGGCGACCCCCCCGACCAAGATTTTAGATCGCGCACCGCCTCGACCGCGCGCCGAAGCTCGACCGTTCCGCCCCGTGAAGCGTCGGCGATCGCTTGGGACGCACGACGATAAGCAAACGCCGCCCTTTTTACGCGCCGCATGTCGAGGCCGGCCATTATCCTCTTTAGCTCTTTTAGTCCGGCGTCCACGGCGGTCCGCGAGCTAAGACCGGCCCGCTCCAAGTCCTGTGACCTCATGACGGAGTCCCTAACCGCCGGAGACATACCGGGCGAGCACGTAGGATCAACGCCCCCACCCTTTCCCGTAGGGCAGAACGCATTGAAAGACCTACGCAGATTCAACGTGATCATGGCGTGAGGTCCGTAGACTTCTTATAGCAGCGGCCGCATCGCCCGTTCTCGACCTTATAGTTGCCTAAGGCCCGCGCGGCGCAGCGCCCGCAGATGCGGTTGCCCGGCCCGTGGCTAAGGAACTCGTCCTGGCAGCGTAGGCAGCGCCGCGGCGATAGACTAAGCCGCGGCTTCGGCTTACGGTACACCTTCGGCTTCTTCTTGCCGCTCGTCGTCGTCTCCTTGACCGTCGCTCGCCACATCTTCGTCGGTTGGTTCTCCATCTTCGGCTCCTTCCTCTCCTGGGGGAGCAGCCTGCGGCGGCTGGGGCACGTGCCCGGCCACGACCGCCTCGGCGTCCGGGTATGCGTCCTTCATATGCCCAACGGCGTTCTTCAAAATCTGCTCGGCTTCCTCACGCGGCAGCCCGATGAACCGGGTCAGATAGTCGAGCGGGTCGACCAACGCCTCGACCTGCCCGGCGAGGTACGCCGCCAGCGCGTTGGTCTGGGCGGCCGCCACGCTGGCGCGCTCGCCGTCGGTCTGTGAATCGAGGTCCGGCCATTTGACGCGGTAGCCGCCGTCGGGTTCGGGCAGGACGCCGAGCATAATCAGCCGGTCCACGACCGGCGCGATAATCCGCGGCGTCACGAAATCCTTCTGGCGGAACCTTAGACGGTCGTTCCAGGCGGCGTCGTCCTGCGACGACGCCAGCTCGCCGCGCTCCGACCCTAAAAAGACGCGGATCGGAATGGCCAGCTTGATACAGATAGCCTCGATCTGGACGCGGATTTGCGGGCTGGGGTCGACCACCGTCGGCGCGAGCGTCTTGGCCGACATCCCCATCAGGGCTAAGTAGCGTTGGAGGCCGTTAAAGTATTGCTCCATCTCGTCGCGCAACCCGGCCTTATCCAGCTCCACGTCGCCACCGAGCTGCGGGTGCGTCTCCAGGGCCAGGCCGGGGAATGCGCCGCGCCAATACATCTCGGCCGAACCGTGGTAGAGCTTAGTTAGGTTGTATAGGTTGTTAAATACGGGCTTCATCCTAGGGGAGCCAAATAATTCGCTGCTACCGGGGTTGTCGACCAGGTGTACGCAGCGCGTCCAATGCACCTGCCGCGTACCGTAAGATCCGCCAAGGCCGGAGAGTTGCTCTTTAGAATCGTCGATCGTCGCCAGGTACGCCGTCGGGTGCCCGTAGCGCGGCGACGTAGGGTTCGACTCGAACGCTACGGCCTGGCAGAGCGACTCGTCGAGCACGCGGGCATAGAGTAGGTTCCGCTCCTGCGCGGCGTTGACCGTCAAAGACCAGCGGCCGGCGTTTCCCGCGATCTTCTCGCCCCGCTTTCTTGGGGCGCTGTTCCGCTCCTCGACGCCCGCGGCCGGCTGCGCTAGGTCGAGGCCGTCGTCCAGCCCCAGGAGCACGACGCCATAGCTGCCCAGGCCGCACATTTCGTCGGCGCGCCGGAGCACCTCGTAGAAAGCGTTATGCTCGCTGTCGTCGAGCCAGCCGACCGGGCCGCGCAGCCCGCGGCCCACCGTCTTGAGCCGCTCGTCGAACTCTGACTTGCCTTCCTCGTCTTGATACACCCGCGGCGTCACTTGCCAGCACTCGCGGGGCAGCGCCTCTACGACGCGCGCCGCCACCGGGTTGCGGTCGTAGAGGTCGCGGTAGTCCCGGATAGAAATTTGCTTAGGGAACCCGCACTCGTCGTCGATGTCGCGCCGCGGGTCCAGGGCGCGGCGCAACCAATCCTGCCGCGTCGCCAGCGCGTTCTCGATTAGCTCGTTGATCGTGATGCGCGGTCCGCCCGGAGCGGCGTGGCCGTTGTTGTTTGCCGAAGCGGAACTACGCGGTTTTTCATTCCCGTTCTTGCTCGCTTTGATCCTCATGGCGTCCTCACGTGTCCGTTCGCTTTCAGCCACGCTCCTACGTCCGCTCCGTCGATTTTGATTTCACCAAGCACCCGGCCGAAACTATCCCGTTCCCACGTGCCGCCGTCCTTAGGACGGCTGACGAGCAGCAGCCGGCCGGCCGCCCGGAGTTTTGCCTCGACCTGCTCTTTAGCGCGCTTGCCCTTGGTCAGCTCTTCGTCCGAGATGGTGCGGTCGCCGCTCGAACGGCGCACCCGGCGGCTTTCCCACGTATCGGCGTTGGCCAGCCGCACGCGGTGCCGGATCGTCTCGGCTACGTCGTAGGTGTCGCCGTCAACGACCTCGACCAGCGCGACCTCGCGCACCGTAACCGGCGCGGCAAACTCTTGCCAGGCGGGTGCGGCGGCGAACCCCGCGGCGGCGGCGAGCGCAATGTCGAATAGGCGTCTCATTGCTTCAAATCTCCATAGCATGTTACCCCTTGGAGCGAGACGAAGTCGCCGGGCCGCAGCACGCGGTCGCGAGGCATCTTGAGGCCGCCGGCGCGTAGACAGTCGCCGAGGTACTCCGAGCAATTGAACGCCCGCTCGTCCACGTCTCGGTGGACGCCCAGCGCCAGTGCTGCGTTCTGACGCCACGAGTAGGCCGAACCAAGCCGCTTAGCGCCGAACTCCACCGCATCGCCTCCATCGTAGCCCACTATCTCGTCGGGCGAGTACCAGACGATCCGGCCCTTGTAGTGCGCGACCAACTCGCTTACCGGCGCCAACCGCACGCCCCAGCCCTCTTTCGCTTCAAGTACACAACAGCGATTATTCCACCAAGCGATCAAACCGCAGTGGCTAAACTCCTGCCGAGTCCAGAGCCGTATAATTTGCGACCAAACGCCGTTGCCGCTAAATAACAGAAAGTCGCCGTCAACCATCTCCTTACGCACGGCGCGGTATCTTTTCATCGGTAGAACCTCGACGCCCGGTCGCGTAGGCCCCGCGCGTGCCCGCGGATGTACCCAATCATCCAACCGAAGAAGAACCCCGCGCCCAGCGCCAGCGGAACACGAACACCCCGGAGGTCGAAGCCGACCAGCGACCCTAGCTCCGTCTGTAACACCTCTAGCTCGTCCACCGCGTCACTCCTCTTTCCTCTTGGTTAGTACCGGCGCGAGTACGCCCGCCACGATCGCCATGTCGCGGAACTCGTCGCCGTCCACCTTGTTGGCGAAAGCCAGCCGGACGGTGACGAATAAAAGGAAGACCGCCCCGGCCCAGAGCTTCCAGACCGGGTGGTTGCCGTCCGACCAGTATAGCTTATCCTTGGCCATCATCGTTTCCTTCCGACGGTGGAACGTACCGCACGTCGTCGCGCACGTCGTGGTCGACGCCCGGCGGCGGCTGGGGCGACGGCTGCGCCGGGTGCTGGGTCAGAAGCCACCAGACGCCGCCCGCCCCCAATCCTACCGCCGCCAGGGCCGCCGCTGCTCCCTTCAAGAATCCGCCGCCCGCGTTGTATGTCGTCGTAGACTCGTGGACCGTGTACGGTCGCGAATAGCGCTGCGGGTCGGGTAGGTCGTAGCCGATCGCCTCAACCTCGCGCGCCATGCGCTGCCGCTCGCCGTCGTGGAAGCTTTGAAGCGTCGCCATCTCCTTGCGCGCCTTCTCACGCCAGCCGTCATGAAACAGCCGGAGCAGCCGGTGGAACCTGCCTAGCGACTCCCCGGTGTAGTCCGTCGTCGGCTTCGCCATCGTAGAGTCTCCTGACCCTTTGCTCCGCGGCCCTATGCTCGACCGCCAGCTTCGAGTCGATCGCCTCGCGCTCGGCCCGCAGGCCGGCCTCGGCGGCGGCCCGCGCAGCCTTTAACCGCTCGGATGCCTTAAGCACGTCGGCGTCGTTCATACTACTTGTTCGCGTCAATCGCCGGGGCCGGCGGCGACGGCGTGCGATCGGCCAGCTTCGAGAGGATCGCCATAAGCGGATCGTTGCTGGTCAGCAACTCATACGCCGCCACCGACTCGACCACCTTAAGCCCGTGCTGCGCCGTGTCGCGCTGGCGCGCGATGGCTAATTGAGTGTCGTCACGACGCCGGCTGATCGCCTCGGCCGCGTCCGCACTGAACAGTTCCACCAAACTTGCGTTCATTCTCGATCCCCCTTAGTCTGGAACTTCTCAACACCCACCTCCACGGTCCCGCCGCGGAGATCCTCGAATCGTTTGGTTGTGCCGTCGAGCCGCTTGACGACGACCGTCACCGTTCCGTCGCGGCCCGGCGCGCCGTCCTTCGGCTGAGTTAGCTTGCCGGTCGCCTCGATAACCGCGGCCAGTCGCGACTCAAGATCGGCGACTCGTTTTTCCAGAGCTGCGATCTTCAACGCCGACTCGTCCGGCGGCTTCTGGTATTCCTTGTCATCGCGACCGCGATGGATAATACAGCTTGGCGTCGTTCAACCCGCACCGGTAATCCTGGTTTCAGCTAAGTGGTGCGCCGCCGTCGCCGGAGTAAAATAGCCGGCCCCACGTCCGTCGCGCGCCGAGGCTATACCAACCAACTTTCCGTCCTGAAACAGCCCGCCCCCGCTGTGCCCGTACCAGATGTCGCCGGCGACTTGGATCGTACCGCCGGTTGTTTTCTTAATCTCAACCGATTTGCCCAATAGCGCGCCGTATGGATAGCCGACCGTCCAGGCCTGGGCCAACGTTGCCGACGCGACGTCGGCGTAAGGAATCGCCGCGCCGGGATTAAACTCGACGACCGCTAGATCGGGGTCGTCGCTGCGATAAATGACGCGACCATCGAACTCTTTGCGCTCGCTCGGCGGCCAGTTCAGCTTAATCTTCACCCAGCGGTCGTCACGAACACAGTGACCGGCCGTGACCGCCAGCCAGTGCCAATCGCCTTTGGCGTCCTGTACCGGTCGTACTATCGTAGCGGCACAGCCGCCCACCTGAGCCGTAACGCGGTACAGGTCGGCGGGAACTTCGGTAGGAAGCAACTTCGCGACGGGCAACAGGAGCAATAGAATCTCGGCGAGCATATTCCTCCCCTAATATAACCGGCGACGCAATCGCCGCAGCGCGTTCCAGTTCCAGTCGCCCGCGTAGTCGGCCCCGCCCGCGGCTAGCCGCTGCTCGTAGGCCTCCTGCCATGAAATCCGGCGCGGGGCCGTGGGGCCTTCATGCACATTCTGACCGGCCCCCGCGCCGGACGTAAGTTTCCGCAGCTTGTCGAGCTTGTCGTTATTCATGCGGCGCCCGCCCTCCGCCGCTCGGTCGGGGCAAGCATCCCCCAGACGGCTAAGACCAGGGCGTCGGCCTCGTCAGGCGAACACCCCAGCACCTTGACGAGCGATTCTCCGTCGCCGTCCGTCTGTTTCGGCGGCAGGTAGAGCCGACCCTCTCCATCATACCGCAGCGGCATGGCCGCTAGTTGGTCGCGTAGGCACGGCCCGCCGTCGCCGCGCGGCGTAAGCGTCAGCTCCGGCGGCAGCCCAAAGCCGGCCCCATTGGCCGGGTCGAGCAGCGCCCGTAAGACGCCGTACATCTCGGCGCGCCGGTTCTTATAGGCGTACCGTTCTTCCCTCTGCTCACGCCGTTCTTCCAGTCTTACGAGGCCCCGCCGCGGTTCTAGTGTCACCGACTCACCAAACCCGATGGTACGACAGGGCCAGCCGGCGGCGCGTAGGTTGTCGGCGTGCTGCTTGCCGCCGCCGCCGCGGTCGAAGAACCAGCGGTCGGCCGGCACGCCGTGCTCGCGCCCTAGGGCGATCGTTCGGCCCGTAATCTCCGACGTATCGGCGGTCTTCATAGACACCAGGTTCGCTAGCCCGTGCTCGTTGACGACCGCCCAAGACGTGTTGTCGCCGCCCTCGGCCGGGTCGCAGCCCAAGGCCCGGCAGCGGTGCCGGTCGGATACGGGCAGCGCCATCGCCGCGTCGAGCCAGGCGGAGGGAAACAGCCGCAGCTCCGCGCCCTCGTAGAACTCGCCGTCCAGCCCCACGGCCTGGCGCTGCGGGTCCCACGCCTTGCGCCGCTTCTCGTACTCGTCCCACGAGAGCACGCCAGGCACGACTACCAAGCCGTCCGGCTCCTGCCCGGCCGCTTTCATGGCCAAGGCGCGCTTGACGTTCGGCGAGTCTTCCGCCCTTACCACAATGATCTTGCGGATGAACCTCACACCATCGCTCCCCTCATGCCGGCGCAACGTATCGGAACGTCATGCGGCCAACTCCCCTTCCCGCCGCGCCCGGCGATAGAAGTTCGCGCAGTCGTTCGGGTTGCCGATCCAGAGCATCCGGCGCGCCCAGCCCTGCGCCATCTCGTAGACCACGTCGTCGATACCCGAGGCCTCGTCGCCTACGGCCAAGGTAAATTCGGCGTGGTGCCCGGCCATGCCCTCACCCTTCGCGCTGACGCGCCCGACGGCGTAGCTTAACGGGTTCTTAGCCTCGGCCTCGTCGACCAATCTGATCTCTTGATAGTTGAGCACGAACGGCCCGCCCGCCGAAACTAAAAGCGGTCTTGCGGGCGTAGTCAGGAACCGGCCGATCTCGCCCCAAAGAACCTTAAGATGGTGCTCGGCGACCGACGTAGTAACGATCCGCGCGGTGATCCCTTTCAGCCAGCAGCAGAGAAACGCGGCCGCTACGATGAAGCCGGCTACAAAATCCTTGCCCAGTTCGTTGCCCGCGTATACGTAGGTTTCGTCGTTTAGGAAGGTGGAGCGCACGATCTCGATCTGCTTGTTGTAGAGCCGGACGTGCGGCCAGTAGATCAGCCGCAGCGCCAGCACGTCGTCAGGATGCACCAGCGGCTTGCTGCTCACGCTCGGCCTCCAAGGCCCTTAGAACCTCCCGTACGTCCGCTACAGCCACGCCTACGTTGACCGCGCCCTTCGCCCGACCCGCGGCGACCGGGTTGTCGCGCTCGTATTGGATTTGGTCCAGCTCGGCGAGGACCTTCGCGGCGTACACCCGCGTCTTCGGCGCCGGTCCGGTTGCGATCCCGTCCGGCCCGACCTCGGATGCGTTGCCCGTCGCGATCTTAACCAACTCGCTGACGATCACGGGCTTCTTTTCCTCAGGCGTCGCCCAGCCGTTGCGCGCCGCCGTCGCCGCGAGTCCTAAATGCCCGGTCGGCTCGGCCTGCGACGCGGGACCGACCCGCTCGTTGCGGACGGCCCCCTCAGCCGTAAACGGGATGCGGCCAGCGAGCATCAGGTCCTCGCGGTCGCGCATGTATCGCGCGATCTTGCGCTGCGATCGCTTGCGCGCCTTGTTGGTCGGACGGCCCATCTACCGAGCAGCCTCCTTCGCTTAAATATTAGCCTTCCGCGCCCGGCCCCGGAAAGAAAATTCCCGCCGAAAAATTCTTTCGGGATTGCTATTCCCAACCACGGGGCGCGCGATTACAATAACACCGGGAAATTATTTTTTATTTTTTTTATTATTTATACGTCTAAGAGAGAAGAAGAGAAGAGCAAGTCACTTCCCTTTCAGCTTCGCGTTCAACTTTCGGTTCAACTCGCGGTAGTGCTTCGTCTCGGCGTGGCGATACCGCGACAACCTTTCGAGCCGGGGGATCGTCAGCTTCGTCAAGTACTCGGCCGAGAGGTCGATTCCCCAAGCGAGCCGCCCGTGCTCCAACGCTACGCAGGCCGTCGTGCCCGCGCCTATAAACGGGTCGAGCACCAAACACGGCTGCGTCTCCGCGCCGCAACTACAACCCGGCTCCCAACCGATTGTACTGGTTATTACTATCCCGGCCGCGCCGGAGTCGTATTCTGTTCGACCCGGCATCGGCGCGATGCCTTGGCCGTCGGCTCGCCGACGGCCAATTTGTTCGGTCTCTACAACCCTCTTCTACGGCGCGCCGCAGGCCACGCAGCAACCCCGCTCCGACGTTCCGGCCAGGATAAACGGCTCAACGAGCTTCGCCGGAAACGTAGCGAAGTGCGCGCCCGCGTAGCCCTCGGTCGTTACGTCCAGCCCCACCAGCTCGTCGCCGACGCCCGTCAGCCCGTGCGGCGCGTCCACGGAGTCGAACCAGAGGTCGGCGTTGCGGAAGTTGCGTCGTTTAGGAACTACGCCTACAGCCCCTATATCTCCTCGGTGATCGGAATTACTTGGTTTCCGTCCCTGCTCAACGTACCTACTACTATTTCTAAACCGACCTTCTTTTCCTCCGTGCAACGAGAATCGCTTCACCGCCGCGTCGTCGTAGTAGTAGCCCATCCGCTTGACGAACAGGAACACGTCCTCGCACGCTTTGGCCGGGCGGTTCTTGACGCTTTCGGGCATCGGCGACCGCTTCACCCAGGGCATCCATTGCCGGAGAATCCAGCCGTCGGCTTGAAGCGCCAGCGCCACGCGCCAGGGAACGCCGAATTGCCTGCCGCCATATAAGCCTCCCCCATCCTGCTTGTCGCCCCCATCCTGCTTGTCGTTGCGCCCGGTCGTTCCGCCGGAGTATGAATCGCCTAGATTCAACCAGAATACTCCGTCGTCTCTGAGCACGCGCCGGACCTCACGCGCCCAGGCGACCACACCACAGACGTAGCAACGGCCGCATTGGGTCTGGCCGCGCGTGCCGCAGTCGGGCGACGACTCGGCACCGAGCTGCTGGTCGATGCGACGGGCGCCGCACTTACCGCAAACGCACTTGGCCCACGGTTCTCTCTCGTGGTTCTGGTTGGTGGCGCGGGATCGCAAGGCGCTAGTGTCGTCTTTGGGCAAGCCTGGCTTAATCTTCTAATGATCGCAGTCCTCGTCCCCGCCCTCCCACGTTCCCGTCTGATAATCGCGAAGTCCCTAATACGGCGGGCTGGTCACGACGCAATGGACCGACGCGGCGGGCATGGCGCGCAGCTCGTCCGCGGCGTCGCCCTGCCAAAGCGCCGCCGCGCCGTTCGCCGCCTGCCAGAACGGGCTATGCTTAATCTTCGGCATCTTCTCGTCTCCCGTTGCGCACTAGCAACCATTCGGTATACACCCGGTTCCCCTGCGTCCGCCCCGCCGACTCGCCCCAGCGCCAGAGCGACCGGGGATACAACGCCTCGACCAGCGCCCCGCCGCCCGTTCGTACGACGACGCGGGCCTTTTTAAATTCTAATAACCGCGCAGCCAGCCGACGGTGCTGCTCTTCGTCGAACTTATGCTTGTAGCCCGCGCCCGGCGCCGGCCACGGCGGGTCGATGTAGATGCCCGCGTCGTCGCGGTCGTTGCATCGCCCCAAGAACTCGAAGGCGTCGTCGGACGAGAACGAGCAGCGCGAGAGAATCCATCGCCACGCCCGCAGGCCGCCGACGGCGTTCCAGTACCGCAGCACCGAGTTGCCGCCGCCGCCGCCGTAGCGGATCGCTAGACCCGCGTCGAACTCGCGCGCCTTGCCCGCCTCGGCCGAGCGGGACATCCATGCGCAGATGAAGTAATAAAACGCCGCCGTGAAGTCGCCCTTGTCGTCAAAGCCGTCCGGCTCGTTCTCCGCGCAGTAAGCCTGCGCGTCGCGCAGCACCTCAGCCGCGAACGGCTGCCGCCGCAAGCGGCGGTAGAGTTGCGCGCCCTGGTCCGAGTCCGCCGCAACGCGCGCCAAATTAACCAAGTGCCGGTGAGCGTCGTTTAACCCTACGGCGTTCGCCCCGGCCGCAAGAATTTCTCCGATCTCCGACAACCCGCCGCAGAAGGGCACGCCGACCCAGGCGCAGCCCCGCAGGGCTTCGCCGACGGCCGCGGCGATCCGGCGCGCCGAGCCGAACCAAGGGGCGAGGGCCGTGATATCCGGCAACTCGTCATCGCCGCTTCGTTCCGTTGGCAATGCAACCGTCGCCGCGTTAGCCAGCCGTGTTCTACCTAATTCCGTGATCGCCCACGTCCGCACCTTCAGACCGTCCACGTCGATCTCGCGGTCGATCACCAATCCGAGCGATGCCAGGCCGGCCAATGCCCCTGCCCCGCCCGCTTCGTCCTCTAATCGTCCGCGGTGCTTAAACCCGCCCCCGGCGAGGGATTGCAGGAGGCGGACCTGGCCCGGCGTGAGCGGGGCGTCGGCGGAGGGAGACCATTCTTTGGTTTGGGGCATCGCAGTAAACCTCGTTGTTGTATAGGAGTTACGTCGTCCGAAAGTACGACCAGAAAAAGGTGACTGTAGACTTCTTGACCAGTCGATTGATTATAATAGATTAGTGATCAACAAACACCTTTTCTAAGGAGCGAAAGTTATGGTAACGAAGAAATTACAGTCCGGCAAGAAGGTCGCGAAGGTCAACGGGCGCACGGCGTACTACTTCCGCGAGGACGGCTCGCTGGCGAAGCCGTTGCTAGACGTGTTGACCGTGTTCGGGCGGCAGTCGAGGCCGATCACGTTTCGACAACTAGCGAACAAGCTGCCGAAGCGCGAACCGAAGACGGTCAAGTGGGCCGTCGGCGCTGACCACGAACACCGCGACCCCTCGACCTTGCTCGGACGCGGATTCGTCAGTCACGCGGAGCCGATCGAGGTCGAAGGCGTGAAGGAGTACACCTACGAGATCACCAAGTCCGGTCGGGACGCGCTCGACGCGGCCAAGAAAGCCGACTAGCGACGAAACGAAATTACCGTACGGTTGGCAAACGCCCGCGAGAAATCGCGGGCGTTTCTTTTTCTGCCGTGAAAGCACGCAAGCGTTCCTTTCGTGTCGAAAACCCGGCGCGCCGCAACAGGCCCATGACGCGAGCAACCCTTTCGTCCTTATCAGGATGTGGATGGAATTCTACGAACAACACCCTTACCGGAGTCAAATCGGCGGGCGAGAGGCTGTGCCCTTGTCCGTTAGGTCCTTCTTCATCCAGAACAACACGTTCTTCGGAATTACGAACCAATCTGGCAACGCGGAACCGTAGTTCGGTGTCTCAGTCCCTTCTCGGCAACAACTGCCGCAACAACTTCGCCGCTTCGCGTCGGTTCTTTGCAAGGTTCCACCAGTACACGATGCCCGAAGGATGCGGGATTCCGGCGAACCGGCCGTCCCTCCACACCGCTTCTCGCCGGACGATGCCGAACGCCCGCGCCACGCGGCGACCGAGCAAAATCAGCGGGCGACGAGAACCGACGACCTTCAGCAGCCGTTCGGCACACTTCTCGGCCTCGGCCACATCGAACGTCCTGCCCTTTCCTCTATCCTGCTTGCGCTGGACGCCGCCGAGCAAGTTGACGGCATCGGCCAGCCGGAACAATTCGTCTTCTCCGATTCCGGCAACGGACGCCAAGAGCTTCCCGGCGCGACCGCGCAACGGCGCTCCACCGAGGGACGACAAGGATTCTCCGACGAAGATCGGTTTCATTATTCGCCGCAATCCGTCAGCACTTCCAGGCGCATCCCGTAATCGTCCGTGCCGCTCGCGATTTCCAATCCCGGCTTCGGCAACGGGCGGTTACCAGCGAACTTTCTGTAGTCCACGTGGTGTTGCCAGCGCCCCCACTTACGCGTCACCTTGACCACGTCGGGGTGTTGTTCCCAGAGCGACGTAGCCATCCTTAGCCTGCCGTCGAACGACCCGTCGGCGGGCCGATAGAGCGACTCCGTGTTGCCCCCGCGCGCGGTCATCGTGGTCTGCTTAAAGCAGAGGAAAGCGTTGAAGAGCACCGTAACCAAGCCGGCCTTCAAGATGCGGAGCGACAGGTCGGTGTCTTCGTTATACCGCCCCCTCCACCGGAACGGGATGTCGTTCTTGACCAAGATGCAAGAATACACTCGCGTATTAAGGCGCAACGGGGGCATCACGGCCTTGCGAGGAGCGAACATGAAATAATTCGGCCCCGCTAGGGCTACGTTCGAGAAGCGGTCGGCAAAGTCTTCCATCGCGCGGAAAATAGTGCCGTCGGCGACGGGCGCCTTCAGGTTGCGGTTCAGCCGGAAGAACCCGGAGATGTTGTCGTCTACGACCCAGTGCCTGTCGTGCCTCTCGCAGACGGAGTGTTCCCAGGCAAAGTTGCGCGCCGGGATCGAACAGCCTTCGCCGCCGGGGGGAGGTAATTCTAGGAGTCGCTTAGCGCTGCCGAGCGATTCAGCATACAGGGCGAATTCCTGCCGCTCGACGATCATCCGCCACGGTACACCGATCCGGTCGAGCGCCTTAGCCGTAAGCAGTCTATCCCAACGACCCTTGGATACGATATACACCGGCCAGCGAGGATTCATTTATCCTCCCAGACCGGTTGTCCGCCTTCGTCGGCGGTCTCGTTAGCGGTCGTCCACCTCTTGTCCGCATACGACTCTCTCCGAATCCGAGGGAACCACAGGCTGCACCCCTGCGACACGTCTGACGTGGTTTGACCGAGCAATTCCAAGAACCGGCCAAAGTCTTCTTCGTCGCGAAAATGCACGATTGCCCTCTTGAACGACGTCAAGTCGTCTTGGACGAACTCCGGCATCCCCTGCCACAGTTCCGTTACGTCCGTCGTGCCGTTTCCACCGTCGTTCGGCGGCTCCCACGCCGCGAGCCGCAGCACCTCCAAGTCTTCGGCACTCCAGCCCGTCGTACCGTGGCCGGTGCCTTCCAGGAGCTTTTGGAGACGGGCGACCGTCTGCACGTCCCATGAAGCAAGTTCCGCGCTGCGGTTGTCGGCTAGGGCAAAGCCGTGGAACTCAGCGTCGGTCATAGGTACGACCGTCGCGGCGCACTCGTCCCAGCCGAGGGCCAGCATCGCGTCGCGCCGGCCGTTGCCAGCCGCGATCATCCGGTTCTCGGCGCGGACGACTAAGGGCTCGAGCTGGCCGTAGAGCGAGAGCGACTGCTTGACGGCCTCGATGTTTCGCTCCGGGTGCAAGCGGGCGTTGTCGGGGTCGGGGACGAGCGACGCCAGGGGCACGACCAGCCCGGCCTCGCGCAGCGCCGGGGCGATGAAATTCTTGCGAGCGGCGGGCGTTATAACCTGCCGCCCGTTTCCCGACGCCTCTTTGGTCTGCGGCATCTTTCCTCTCCTACATCATGTTGACAGAATTCCACAGCGACGCGATCTCCGGCGAGAGCCGATAGCGCACCTGCCGCCCGCCCCACGCCAGCGCCGTCTCCTCGGCCTCGACGACGCCGACGCGCTGCAAAAAGCCGAGGTAAGTCCTCTCGCGGTCCTCGGACCAGCCCGACTCCACCGCGATCCGCCCGGCCGAGAACCCCTCGGCCCCGGCCCCCGCGATGATCCTGACCGTCTTGAGCGTCCGGCCCCGCGACGTATCGATCGCGACCTTCTTGACGAGCCGCAGCGATTCGTCGCCGACGCCTCGCTCGTTGAACACCGCCGCGGCGCACATCGCCAGCCGGCCGAACTGCTTGACCAAGCGGGACGGCAGCTCAACCGTGTCATGGCGCTCCTCGGTTTTGACCGGCGTCGGCCGCGCCCGCATCTTAGCCGTGAACGTCGCCAGCACGGAGCAGTAGTTGACTACTTCGTCCACGTCGGCCGTCTCGGCGAACACCTGCGAGAGCAGCTCCGACGCCCGCGCCCGGAACCAATCGATATAGCCGCCGGTTAGCGAGTACGCCTCATTGAGTTCGGGCGAGAGCATCGTCGATTCGTCGCCGTTCGACGCCATCGTTACGGCCCGCAAGGCCGCGTGGCCCGCGCGCGAGAGGATCGCGTTGCGCCCCTCGTCGTCCGGCTGGTCGATGAAGACGCGCAGGAACCGGTCGCCGAGCCGCGACTGGTCCGTGTCCAACAACGCCGGCGTGCCGGCCATGATCCACGGCGTACGCAGGCCGGTGTATCGCAGGTCCTCCTTGCGGTTCTTGTACGTCGCCCCGCTGGCGCCGTCGAAAATGCGGCGCTGCTGCGACATCAGCTCGATAAACTTCGGCGACCCCATGAGCACGTCCGCCTCCGGCGTGATCAGGGTCATATGGTTGATGCGCGAGAGCAGTGAGAAGTCCTCCCCGCTGGCGTCCTTCCACCCCGAATGAAAACCGGTTAGATACTCCAACGCAAAGCACGTCGGCGAGCGCAGCATGGCGTCGCAGAGCCGCGTCTTGGCGCTACCTGCATCGGCGATGACCTGGAGGAAGAGCTGGTCGTCCCGCTGCGACGTAGAGCAGGCCACGGCCAGCATCGTCACTAGGGCGTCGCGCAGGTCGGGCCGCCAATACAAAGCCTTGCGCCAGGCGGTCTCGACCTCGGCCCATCGCGAGCACGCCCGGCGCTCCCCGCCCGCGGGGACAGCCGGAACGGCGGCCCGCGAGGAGGCCAGCCATTCGGCAGGAACGGGGGCGACGCGGTTGAAAATTCCTGACAAGCGTTCGACTTCGATCATACTTTTAGCTTTCTGTTCAATTCTGCGTTCGTCCGTCGCCAGAACTTCGACCCGTACCATCGGTAGGAGATGGTCTTCTGGTACTTCTTCACGGCCGTTTCCAGATAGCCACGATCTAATTCTATCCCGATGCAGCGACGGTTCAGCCGCGCGCAGGCCGCGAGCGTCGAACCGGCGCCTAAGAACGGATCAAGGACCAAATCATCCTCTTTCGTATGCAACTTGATAAAGTACTCTACCAGTTCCACTGGTTTTTCGGTGGGATGGTGCCCCTTGCTCGGAATGATCTTTGTAATCCCGTTTTGGCCGGGGCGAATAATGTTTTCGACCGCATTCGTTTCGTCGAACCATCGACAAGCGGCTCCCGGTTTTTCGCCGACCAGCACCGTTTCATAGCTGCGCCGATAGTGCCAGCCCATGCCCATCGGTCCCTTGTCCCATACGACCATTTGCTTGAAGCCGAGCAACTCGTCGAGCCAGAGAGACCAGCGGGCAAACTGCGGATCAGGACCGCCGCCGCCGCAGCAGCAGCAGCAGCAGCAGCCGGGTTTCAGCAGCCGGCCCCATTCAGCGAAGCAGAATCGTACTAATGGTCCCACATCTTCCGGCCTATCGTTGGCGATGGGGCGCGCTTCGCCGTGGTCGCCCCGACCCAATACTACTTCCCGTCGATGAATCAGGTCGCCGTTGTTGTTGTTATGCCCGTACGGCGGGTCGGTAAACACGAAATCAATCGAGCCATTGGCCAGCATCGGCAGTACTTCGCGACAATCTCCGCCGTATAGAACGACCTTCCCGTTCTCGCTTTGCCAGAACGGTTGAACGGCATTTTTAATTTTTGGCATCAGCCGATCGTCCCAACAGAACATCCCTCACGTCGCAGCCGTCGGGCAGCGCCGGATCGTGGTCGCCCACCGCCGACCAGCGCAGCCACGAGACCGAGGCCGGGGGCACGGACGATTCGCTGAGTATCTTCGCTGCGCGCCGCGTTGCCGCGTATCCGGCAGGTTCGATTCGCTTGCCGTTTCGTCCGCACCGTTCGCACTTCGTTTGCCCGTCGCCCTTCCATCGAGTCTTGCACGCCTCGCAGAAGCGACCGGGCCAATCGTTATCGAAACAAAGCACGACCGCCTTGGCCGAGAACAGCGTCGCCCAGCGCCGTAGAGGATCGCCCACCGCACCGCAGCCGGGTACGGCGACTACGTTGGCGTCGGCGAGCAAGTTGTGCGTCTTCGACGCCGTTGCCGAGATCGTCCCGTTCTCTTTCTTCGCTCCGCCGAGGGCTTGCCAGAGGGCCGCGCCGTCCCATGGACCTTCGCAGAGGTACACCTTCGCCTTGTCCTTGCCCCAGTTTTGAATACCGAACAACCCCGCGCCGAGCGTCGGCGTCGGCAACAAGAGCATTCGGTCGTATCCTCGGACGTACTTATAGAGCTGTTTTATCTCGCGGTCGACGCCGAACGCCGGCACGAGCCAATCGCCGGTAATCGTCGATCGCACTACGCCCCAGGCGTCGAGCGCCGTAAAGTCGATGCCACGGTCGCGCGACAGCCCGTTGTAGTCGTCGGTCGCGTCGTTGCAGATGTTCCAGAAATGGCGTACGAAGATCGTCGGATTTCCGCCCCCTTTATCCGTGCCGTCGGCGCAGACCCAGCACTTGTACTGGCCCGTCTCGACGTTGACCGTAAACTTATCCTCGCGTCCGCAGAACGGGCAATCGCCGATCGCTTCGCCTCGCGACTCGACGCGCAGATCGAGGCCGTGGAAGGCATAGGGGCGAAGGCCGTCGGGGACGAATTGCTTGGTTTTCGGCATCAGTCGCTCTCCGCTTCTAGCTTATTCCGCGCCGCCTTAAGCAGGTCGCGGATTTCTTCGAGCACGCCGGCGACGCCCGATATCTCGTCCGAGAGGCGATCCACCGAATCTTGAAGATCGCCGTTCGAGCGGCGGTGCTTTTCTAGTTCGGTCACGGCGTAAGTTACCTCGTCACGGACCCGCTAGAACGTGCCCATGCCGTAGACCTCGATGGGCGGCGGTGCGTGCGACGATTTCTTAGTCTAGGGCGTCATAGGGTTTCCTTGATCGCAACGCCGTCGCGGTAGTTGTCGGGGTGGTATTCGATTGACACCGGCGTGGGTACGCCGATGTCGTCCCCGCCCGCCGACATTAACCGGGCCAGCTCGCGGACGTAGGATAGGTTCGTTCGCCACGGCTCCGTTCCGGCGCCCTTGGGGAAGTCAAATACCAGCTCGTCGTGAACCTGAAGTACTATTCTAGCGTCCAGTTCCGCTCGCCCTAGATAGCCGGTCGCGCGGACCATCGCGCGGTTCATCCACCACATCGCAGTCCCCTGGACGTGGTAGTTCAGCGGCACCGTCGGCTTGATATCGTAGAAACCCCGCCGCGACGCCCGCGCGCACCAGAGCGGGTAGCCCCGTCGAGGATTTACGCTCTTGTCGGGCATCGTCTCGACGTAGCCCCGCCGCATGGCGAAGTCAATCCAGTGCCGGTTAAGCTGCTCCTGCTTAGCAAACCGCTTAGCGATCTTAGCTTGCGCACCGTGCTGGTGATACGAGCGGTCGGCCGTGCCCATCTCGTCGCCGCGGTCCAGTGCGCCGTACTGCACCGCGAAGTTGCCGTTTTTGACCCATTGGTAGAGCGTCGGCGCGTACTGCCGCTTGAACAGCCGCCCGTCCAGCGCGCCCCGCTCGTCGCGGCACGCCTCGAACTCCCGTGGCCAGAGGATGTGGGCGACGAGCAGGTGGTTCGACCCGAAGTACGGCGGGTCGTCGGGCCGCTCGAACAGGGCGATCATCTCCCGTTCGTCCGCCTCGTAGGCCGGGATGCGTAGCTCCAGGTTCTTGGCGTCCAATGCCCACCACTCACGGCCCGGCGCGGGGCCGAAGACGTAACGCACGTTGAACTCCTCTCGCTTTGAGAAGTTCTGTGCGTTAGGGTTCCGCGACGACCAGCGCAGCGTCGCCGATCCGGTCGGGTTAAGCGTCGTGTGGATGGTCCACTGCCCGCGCAGCTCCGCTTCGGCGTTGCCGTCGAGCGAGACGGCGTGCCGCTCGTAGCCTTCGAGGTACGACAGCGCCGTATCGCACGCCCGCTTACCCCTTCGTCCGCCGAGAGCCTGGACGAACGCCAGTTCCTTCGACCCCGGCGGCAGCGTGTCCAAGTAGTGCGGGATCGCGTTCTTGGCGTCTAGCGCTGGCGCGTCGGACTTAGCCTTGAGATTGTAGACCGGTTCCAGCCGCATCACGTCGAAGCAGAATTCCCGCAGCGAGTTGTTGGCCCCGTTCTTGGGCAGCGACAAATCGTAGTTATAGCTTCGAGCGATGCCCGTCAGCAGCCCGCCGAGCCGCTCCGATTCGTCGCGAA